CGTTCCTGGTCCGGCGGGCCCGTGAACGCCTTCAGCCTTTGGAAGCCGGAAGCCGTGCGCGTCAGCGGGAAGGCGACATCACCGGAGTCATACCAGACTTCCGTGCTGTCACGGCCAAAGAGAAATACTTCGCGGTGATCGGTAATCCCTACGACGACATCGTCAGGGGATGCTTCTGCCGAGGCAAAATCCAATGCATCCCACGCTGAGAAGTCAAACGCAGTATGGTTGACGTAGACGCGTCCATCTCCGGGCCCAATGATCGCGTAGCCATCTAGAAACGTGGTCCATTCGGCGCCGGGGAAGTCCGGATCCGCCATCGGCGTGACGGTTGCCCCATCATAGAGATAGGAGGGTCCGTTGACCGTGATGAGCACCTGACTCCCATCACTATCCATAAAAACAGGTCCGATTCCTGGGACAGCCCCGAGTTCGGTCACTATGGCATTGGCGGTTATTTGATAGAGTTTCGCGCCCGAGACGATATAGATCGTCTTATTGACGCGCAGCCCTCCCCGCATAGGGCCCGTGCCGATCGTCAGATAATCCTTGATCCCGAAACAACACACCACCGCCGCAGGGGTTTTGGCTGCCGGCGGCGCAGGCTCGAGGTACGCATTGATCATGCGCTGGGACGATAGGGGGCGCGAGATATGCTGGTAGGATTGCGCGCCGAAGGGGATCTGTGGCATCAGAAATACTCCGCTCTCACGGGCTTACTGACACGGATGGGAGCCAGAATCTTCCGTAACTGGCGCTCCGCCACACTCGCTGCCGGTAGTCCTAGAACGCCTTCCTGCGCGATCTTGGAGCGCTTGGGCTCCTCCAGCATGAAGTCATCCACGAGCAACGCGGCGACCATGGCCGTAATGACGTCGTCGTAGAGCTCGTCAATGCCGGCCTCGAAGTCGAGCGTCACGATCTCGAGCGCTTCCAGTTGCTTTTGCAGCGAGAGACAGCGTTCGCCGATCAGGTCCCCGTCCTCCGCTGACAGACTGTTCCCCACTGCCAGCACTCCCAGCTTGCGCGCCACCCGCTCCTTCATCAGTGGAAATGAGACGGACACGGAACCTCCCCGAATTCACAAGTCCCTTGGCAACAGAGGCTGGTACGTCCTTGCACCAGCCTTTGATGGCGGTAATCGAGCCGTAATCGGGGAAAAAACCCGACCACGGCTCGTCCCCGATCAACTCAACGATCATCCGTTGGCCATGATCGGAATCAGATTGAACACCCCAGCCGCAGGCGTCGTGGCCACGGTCGTGATATTGATCTGAACTTTGGTACGCGCGGTGGTGACAATCGGCGCCGGAGAAATTCCCCAGAAAGCCGAACCCGCGCCGGAGCCCGTGGTGATGGAGGTCACGATATCCGTGGTGGTACCGCCGGCCACGAACTGGATCTTGTAGACCAGAGCCGAGGCGGCCAGCGATGCGGTACTGACCACGAACCCGATCACGGTCATGTTCTCGGGGATATAGCCGAGTTCCACGATATCGCCCACATCATCGAGGGAGGTCGTAGCAATGCTGGCCGTGAAGATGGGTGCCTGAAGGCCGGTTTCATACGGCTTCGGGCAAAGGTGCGCAGCCGATGCCGCCACCGCAACAGTCGATGCAGTCATGTCATTCTCCTAGGGTGGTGGATCAGGCGTCGCCGACCGCGCTGAAGAAGCCGGTCAGAACCCCATTGTCTTTGGGTGTGGTGGTGTCGGAGGCGGCGGTGCCGAACTGGATCTTGCCCACCTCGTAGATCTGCTGGATCGCAATACCGTTCTTGGTCTGGTAATCCATCTCCTGTGTGCGCGTATTCCAGCGCTGCGCCAGGCCATAGCCAAGCGCCTGGGCCCCACACAGATAGACCTCACCCACATCGATCGAGGAGGCACCGAGTGCCAGCCATTTGTTCTGGCTCAACTCCGGGATCTCGCGCACGATCACGCCGTCCCAGATGATATCGCCGTCGGTGAAGAGCGGGTTGTCCGTGCCACGCTCCAACGCGTACTGGCGCGACTGCACGATGTTCGTGTCCAGTTTCAGATCGCGGAACGGCTCTGAGCCGGCGAACATGACGTACCACTCCTCATCTCCGTTGACCTTGATCGGCCGGATCTTCGGAGAGGCGGTCTTGGCCAGCCTTTTCATGACCGAGACAGCAGAGGCCGTCAGCTTGTCGTTGGTCGAGTCGACATTGCCCAACGCGGTCGCGAAGGTCGCCGACCAGTTTGAATTGGCCGCTCCGAAAAGCACGCGGTCCTTGTTCTCTGTGACCCAAGTACCGAGTGCGGTCGCATTGGTCGTCTGGAAGGCGGATGTGTTGCCATTGGCACCGCAGACCACGGCATCCTTGGAGGCGAGCGCTGAGATGAATCGATCGCGGGTCTGTTCCAGCGACCAGTTCATCAGCACGGCCTTGCCGGCATTGCGCAGGTCGATCGCAGTGGCCTGCTCCTCGTACTCGGCCACGACCACGCCGTGACGGTAGAGATTAACGGTCAGTGGCCAGGAGCGCTGGCTCAGATCTTCCTCGAAGCCCTGCAGCGTCTGGTTGTTCTTCTTGCCCGCGCCCTGCAGGCGGTTGATGAGCTCGAAGTAGATGGTATCGCCGGGCTTCTTGGTGAGGACTTCTTTCACCTGGACGATGGCGTTCTCGTCCGTGCCCATATAGCGCGCGAGTCGGTTACCGCGGATGTACTCCACGAAGTATTGGTCGTCCCATTGCTTGACTCGTAATGCACTGGGGACTGTCGTATCGGCCATAGTGGCTAACTCCTAGAAGCGTTTCGTAAAATCTGGTTGAGTGGCTTCGGGCCCTGGTAGGGCGCCTCGACCGGAGGGGGTGATGCATCGGAGTTGAGCGAGACAGGTACCGCAGGGGTCGCCTTCGCATACTTCGCTTCAAACTCCGCGCGCAGTCGGGTCTCGATATCCTTTTCGAGCTTGGAGCGATAGGCGGTGAAATCGCCGTTCACATCCTTCAGCTCGCGGATTCGCAGGCCTTCGCGATAGACGAATTCCGCCGGATTCCTCTCCTGACGGATCTGCGCCCACAGCGTGGGATTGGCGTTGGCCGCCTCGACGAAGACTTCCCGAACAGCGTCAAAGTCGGTGTGTTTCTGACGGACGATCTCTTCTGTCAGATTGCACCGCTCAATGAACAACTCTTCGCGAATCTGCTCCTGCGTGCTCTTCAGAGCACCCGGCAGATCCGACCAGGGGTCGACCGGCGTCTTGGGTGTCTGCAGCTCGCGCAGCTTCGCCTCGAGGGCCTGGCGCTTCTCGCGCTCTTCCCGCATCGCTTTCTTGTAGGCGGCCGTTTCGGGAGACTCGACCGGTTGCGCTGGCGCGGCGGGTGCGGCGACAGGGGCAACGGGTTGAGCTTCAACCTTCGGCGGCTCAGTGAGCGGAACAACCGGCTCAGGGTTCTCCGCTTTGGGTTGAACAGGTGGTGGTGCGGCTTCAGCCTTTTCAGGCGCGGCAGGCGTCGCCGTTACAAATCGCCCTTTTTCATCGCGCGCACGGTCACCGACCAGCTCTTCAATAGCAGCCATACAATCCTCGTCTCGTGAGATTTACGAAAGCAGCCGTGACGTCGCTGGCACGTGCAGGGATCACGGACCCTGCAAACCGATTCGCCCGTTAGGAGCCGGCGGCGCTCAGAAACTGGATTACTTCATGCCTTTATAGGCATTAGGTTTGCGCGCAGCCCGCATGGAATCCATGCCTTTGGCACGGTCCGCGGTGCTCAACGCAATCGCGACGGCTTGCTTCTGCGGTTTGCCCGCGGCGATCTCCGTACGAATGTTCTGACTCACGGCCTTGCGCGAGCCGGATTTGATCAGCATGTCATTCTCCTGCGGGTTGCTGCGCCTTAATCGTCTTCTGACGCTCAGCGTTAAGTTGCGCCGCATGCGTCAGACCCAGATCGGCCACCTGTTTGGTATGCGCGGACTGTTGTGTCTCGAGCCTGGTGGTCAGCGCGGTGATCGTGGCCTCTTTCGAGGCGCCGTCCACGATGGCGTTGGCGGCATCCTGGGTCGCCTGGAGTTTCTGAGCCGCCAGGAGTTGCAGCGCCTTGAGCTCGATCTCCTTGGCGTTGAGCATTTCCATCTGGGCCGTGATCTGCTCCTGCACCGCGCCGGCTTTAGCCTCAAAGGCCGCCTGTTTGGCCTGCAGTTTGTCCATGGCGGCCTGTACCTCCACCTGCTGCAGTCTGGCTTCGGCGGTCTGCTGCTGCAGTTGCTGCTCCTGCTGCATTTGCTCCTGCGCCTTCTGCTGCTGAGCCTGCGTGATCTGCTGAATCTGCTGCTCCTTCTGCTGGAGCATTTGCTGCACTTGAGGGGGAATCTCCGTTCCGTCCGGCAGCTTGCCGCTCATGGCATCCAGCACCTGCTGCTTATTACGCAGGTTGGACGCTTGGATGATCGCTTGTGGTGGAATGGGTACACCGCCCTTGGCGAGATCCACCAACTGTTGGAACTGCTCCTGTTGGACCGTCACCACATCGGGGGATTCATCGATGAT